CCTCTTTATACAGATTAACCATCGCTTGTTTGGTCATGTCCGCCGCCGAAGCTTGGATCAAACGATTTAAAGCCTTGTAAGTGTACGCTCGTTTCAATCGAGTGGTCGCACCATACTCCTGAACAGCCTCTTGGTATGGCATCGCTTTGTTCATGGCAAACGTGTCCGGCTCCCATTTATCAAATCGACACTTACGACCTAGGATGGATCGAATCGATCCCGACGATGCTTTGTCGTTTAACCTTTTCATTACGCCGTTCATTAAGCCTTTAACGAAAGGTACTCGCTTATGGTATTGGCTAATTAACCCTTTTGCGTCATCCATAGAAATGTCTAACTGCTCGGATAGCTTACCCACCCCCATGCCATACATCATAGCGAGGTTAACCACCTTGGCTTGCTTCCTTGGAATGTTCGCCATTTCTGCAACCATCGTATGAAAGTCTGTGTTAGGATCATCGTTGTATGCTTCAACAAAATCTGACGCACCCTCCAATGGCAAATTACGACTCTGACCATAAACATGAGCATAGTGGACCAAGATCCGTGGTTCCTGTTGCGAGTAGTCAATTGCCGCCCATTGTTCTCCCTCTTCCGGCAAAAACAAAGAACGTATCATGGGCCCAATCTCAGGGTCTCTTGCGGGAATTTGCTGAAGGTTGGGGCTGTTCATACTTAAACGACCGGACACGGTTCCGCCATCATCAGATCGAATTTGATTAATATGGCTATGAATTCTACCGTCAGCGTGACAGTGCTTTGTGATTGTGTTGAGGAAAGTGCCGGTTGTCTTATTCAGGTTCCGAGCCTCGACGATGAGTTGCGCGAGAGGGTGGCTGTTCTCTTGGAGGAAAAGCTTTGTGAAGCTAGGTGCGCCCTTTTCGGTCTTTGGATACTGGAGCCCGACTTTATCGAACGCTTTGACAAGGGATTGAGCCGCCCAGATTTCCACGTCACGCCCCGCAACCTTCTTAATCTCTTTCATGACTTGCCTTTCCCGCTTGACAAGACTGTTCCGAGTTCTCTCAACCCTGTCTTGATCAACCCTGACACCTCGCCAAGTCATCTCGATGAGACATGGAAGCAGATCAAGCTCAAGATTAGCAATGGGCCAGAGGTCTTCTTTGCCAAGCTGAACGCTGAAGTAATTCCAAAGTTCGAGAGCGAGTTCGGCATCAGCCTCACCGTAAGCACCGACGTGCATCGCGGGAAGTTTCCACATCTCAGCTTTAGGATCAACGCCGAAACTTCTAGCGGCCTCGACTAAACCTTTCTCTGATTTTGTCTTACCTAACAAGTCGTAGGACAAAGCGTTTAAACTGTAACTAAATCGATTCTCGTCCAATAACGAGGCAATCAACATGGTATCGATTATTCTTCCTTTAAGATCAAAGCCCATGCGCTTGATCCAACCCGCATCGTACTGAGCGTTATGCATGATTTTATCTGCGGGGCATTCAAATACTTTTTTTAGCCAACGATTAACGATCTTTTCATCTAAGTTGCCCCCGCCCAGATGCCGAATTGGAATGTAACCGGACCATCCATCTACCGCTACGGCATAGCCCACAACCTCTCCATTTCCTGTAGCCCAACCAGGTCCGCTAGTCTTAATATCGGGGTCTCTCGTTTCTACGTCGATAGCAATTTTTTTTGCGGATGTTATATCGGGCAACTCCATTGGAGGAATCCACTCGCTTTTCGGAGTGAACATAGCCATTTGTAAATTTCCTCCCGCCATATAAACCTCTCTTTACTTTCTGTCCTTTGGGGAAAATTCCCCGCCAAGCGCGGTGTAACCCGCCTTGTCGATCCAAGAATCTTCGTGGTCGATGGTGTTTAAAAGACGGGCCGTCTTGACCCAATCCATCATGAGCGCAACGTGAGATGCTGTAATCCTTCCGTGACTTTCAATTGCTGACTTTGCTATTACGTTCCATCCTTTAGCTATTTTATCGTGATTTTCGTAAGCGTTGCCATAATCTTTTGCGCGGTCTCCCTTAATCAAATGATCCGCTTGAGTTAACAAATCAGATCTGTCCATGATTCTTCCCCCATAACTGTTTTTCTTTTTCTCGAAGAAGTTGCAAACTATTAAAAAGCATTTTCATTTCTACTAATGCATTCATGGCATGTTTTTCAGCTTCATCGTATTGTTTATTGTTTACCGCTTCTGATATAAAACGAAATTCTTTTTCAGCTTTTAAATAAAACTCACTATAGTCTCGTGGCTGTTTATTGTTTTGCATCTTCTTCCTTTTCCTCGGTATAAATTTTTGGTAAATAAACTAAAACTAAAGTGCCACAATTTGGGCAACTCAAATTTGATTCTATGGAATAATTTTCATCTTCCTCAAGGTCGTGATCACCACCCCAAATTAATTCATGATTACAGTGCCAACAATTCATAAGTTATAACTCCTTCCGACATCGTCAGGATCAACGATGTACAAGTTTTGTTTTGCTCTGGTTACCCCGACATAAAATACTCGATGCATATCGTCAGGATTAATATGCATTTCACTTTCTGCGGAAGGGCTCAGGTCCGTGAGCAGTACAACGTTATCCGCCTCCCCTCCTTTTGATCCGTGGATCGTGGACGCTGTTATCCGAGGCGTGGCATTAAACTTCTCGCCCCGTCTTAGCAACGCCGTGATGTAGGCTCGTTCGGTCTCCGGTATTTTATCCATTGCTTCAGACCATATCATTTCTTTAGTTGCCAGTAACCCATGATTGTTTATCAGACCTTGAAGCGTAACAAACTCAGCCTCATCTAGGGCCGGTAACTTTTTAAATCCGCGTTGAACGTGTTTACCGGAAGACATATAACTGTAAATCTTTTTAGCGACGGCTCCTGATACTTCTTTACCTTTGCGAAGATGCTCCCAACCATTTACAGCTTCGGATAATTTCTCTCCAATCGAGCGGTGTCCCTTGTAATTAAACAGGTAACCGTTTGATTTTAAATTAGAAGCTACCGCTTGAAGATGGTATCCGGCTTGAGACAAGATTAACCAGTTGCCCGTCGAAAAGTCTAAAGAGTCCATAGTGTTTATTCTTTGAACTGTACCCAACTCCGTTCGAGGTAGATAAGTTTTTGGGAAACGTCGATGTATTCTTTTCGCTACGTTTTCTGCGACGGTATGAACCGAGCTAGGTATTCTATAAGATTGTTCTAAGGTTTCTGAGCCACCCTCCAAGTTAATAAAGTGATCCACATTCGCACCCGCCCACCTAAAAATGCATTGGTCATCGTCCCCCGCGCAATACATTCTCTCGGAGTTTTTATCCAAGATATGTGCGATGTCCCATTGCAAAGCAGACAGGTCTTGAGCTTCATCTAAAAAAGTAAGTTTTAACTTAGGGCAACACTTGTCGCTTTCCTTTATGAACATCTCAAGCATATCGGTAAAGTCGTACAGCCCCATATTTCTTTTGTAATCAACCAAGGCTCTGTTAATGTAGTCGATGGTGTTCCAAGGAATATCGATAGAACTGTTGTTGTACTCATCCCTAAGATCTGTTTTTTTAAGACGCGCTAAATTAATCAAGCCTAACACGGGATCTTTCCTACTTGCCGCAGTAGGTAAGTCCTCTCCTACAGCCGTGTTCCGTGAGCCGTTAAGCGTCATCCCTACCGACTGACTCAACTCCTTATAATGTTGCTCACTCATGATGTTTTCAAACCGGATAGAGGTCTGCATCAAAGCAAGACTATGCAATGTTCGGAAGTAAATTAAGTCTTCTTTAGGATCGAGGTTAAATCTTTCGACAGCCCGTTCCTTAGCTTCGTTTGCGGCTTTTCGTGTAAAGGATAAGAAGGCTATTTCATTTGGATGTATTCCGTTTTCAAGTGCTTCATCTACCTTGTTTAGTAACGTTGTTGTCTTCCCCGTTCCCGGAGGTCCGAATATCCTGAACATCTGAAATCCTTTTTTTATGCTTGTTTACAACTTGTCGAACACGCTCTTTTGTCAGGCCAAATTTATTACCGATGGCGGTTAAGGTTCGATGTTCTTTGACGTACATGTCGTACATGGTCTTGTTTCTTTTATCTAAGTCACTCAAAACGGAGACTCCTTTGGTTTAAATGATGGGATATTAATCTGTACATCGGAGCTATCAAAGCTAGGTATTTTCCAAACCCGAACGGCTTTTCCTTTAATCTTCATGACCGTGTTCTCACCTTGAATGTCTCTCAAGTGCTTTCCTATTTTGTTACGCCTGAACTCAAAGAATTTGTTTTTCTTTAAATAGTCTTCAAAGTCTTTAAGCCTAAAAAAGGTGAGCGAGTTCTCTTCGTCAGACCAAGGGCGGCGAAGTAGTATCTCTTCCTTGTCCTGAGCCTGTTGCATACTGGTGCAAAACTCTTCCAAGTAATCGTAAAACTGTCCTGACGAGGTAACGTCTTGTGACACTTCAATGATCGCTCCATCATTTTCTTTCATCTCTGTTAACAGTCCACCGACACGACCTTCCCAGTTTTGTCGTTTCATGGATCGGGGCATAAAGTTAAGTTGCTCAAGGCAAGCCTTCTGAAACGAGGCTTGGCTCATCAGTCCATCCGTGTCTAGCTCTAACGGTTCGCCGTTGACATCCATGAACCAGATCGGTGGCGTTGAATTATACTTTCGTAAGTTGGCGATGGTGGCTCCCGCCACTGCTGCACCCACACCAAACTTCCTTGTTCGGCACAAATCTTTGTTACAATGAGCATTGATAGGAGCATCACTACATTTATACGCATAATCTTTTCTTAACAGTTGTTTTGCTACGACGTTGACTTCCGCCAACGGAAGAGACGGCTCAAAGTACTCTTGATTATACTTTAGTATCTCACTCTCCCAACTGTCAGGGTGAGCTTTGCGTAGGTAAACCCCCATGTTAAACAGACCGTTGTTCCTACCACCTTCGGATATTTTTTGACGACTTAATATTTGTAAGCACGGTGGTCCGTCGGCCAAGAGGTTTGTTTCTTTGGCTTCGGGTACCTGTAGATTTCGTATTTCTTCTGGTGTCTTTACGTGAGTTTCGTACAGCTTAATAAATTCTTTAAGCGTAGCGGAGGTAGCATCATCCAGAAAAGCGTAGCGTAGACCTTCTTCGCTGTTGTAATAAGGTAAATTTAAAAAATTACCAACGTCCCCACGATCTAAATGTAATTTGATTTGTTTGGGAAAAATCTCGCTCTCACCGAAGCCCAAAGCAGAAGACATATTTTTAAGGGCTTTTTGCATGTCCTTAGCTGAGACCCATTCATTGCTAAATAAAAAGCAATGCGCCCCTCCCGACTTAGATCGGCAGATGACAAGAGGGAGTTTGAGACTGCGTATTTTCTTAATAAGCTCCGCATGATCAAGCGGGTACTGGTCGATATCAATGCAACCCCATTTACAACTATCGTTTTCATTAATGGGTATTATACCCAGACCTCTACCGTTACCGGCAAGATGTTCTTTAAATAATTCTAGCGTAGGCTCTTCCCGAACAACACCCGCCGTTCCTGACTGCTTTCCATTAGCGCCTTGTTTTTCTATCTTGAAGTAACCGTAGGCTACACGTAGTCCTTCAAAAATACTGGCAAACTTCTCGACTGACATATTATCTCCCACGAGTGGTGGGCGGGTTTCCCCGCCCCAGAATGATTAAAACGGTATTGTTTCTCCGTCAACCTCATCCTCACCATCGCTGTGCTTGACAACTACGTCACCGGCCAATATGTCTTCTGAAAACTTCTTGGCTTGAGTATACAAAGCC